CCGGAATACCTTTTGATCGACAGCGGCCAGAAGATAGCAGCGGTGAAAGCCGCCGCGTCGTTGGACGGGCAATTGTTCATCGCCCCCGCGCTGCTGGCCCCCCAATGAGTGCTTTTCAGGAGATGATCGATGCCTTATTTTCTAATTCTTCTCTGGCTCAAGATATCGTGTACACGCCTGTGTCGGGCACTCCGAAAACAATTCGGGCGGTGATTAAATCCCCTGACCGCATTGTGGATGTGCGCGAAATGGCCATTCACACCCCCACGCTGGTGGTGGATGTGCGGGCTTTGGATGTTCCCGATCCAAGCGAAGGCGATACATTGACTATTGGCATGCTTATCTACGCCGTGCAGGGCGAGCCGCTGCGCGATACGGAAAACCTTGTCTGGACAATGGATTGTTATCGGCAATGAGAATAACCGCCGCCATTCAAGGATCGCTGACCGAATACATGGCCGCTGAAGTGCGGGCGGCTGAAAAAGCCGTCACCGTCGGGGTAAAACAGGCGACCGATGGTTTGAAACTGTCCATGCGGCGGCAGGTCGCGTCGGCGGGGCTTGGCCAGCGGCTGGCGAACACGTGGCGGGGGAAGGTCTATCCGCAGGGGCAAGTGAGCCTGAAGGCGGCGGGTCTCGTCTATACCAACGCCCCCGAAATCATGACGGGTCTGGAAACCGCCACGGTGATTCGCGGCAAAGACGGCCTGTGGCTGGCGATTCCCACCCCCAATGCCCCTAAACGCGGTATGGGCGGCAAACGCATCAACCCCAGCAATTTTCCCGAACAAAGCCTTGGGCGGCTGCGGTTTGTGTACCGTCCCAGCGGCGTATCGCTGCTGGTGGTGGATAACGTACGCGCCAGCTTTGCCAAGAAAACTGGGGCATTGCGCGGCTTTAAACAGGCCAGCGATAAACAGAAAGCATCTGGGCGCGGCCTGTCCACGGCGGTGATGTTCTGGCTGGTGCGCCAAGTGCGCACCAAAAAACGCATTGATCTGAAACGTGAAGCGGAAATCTGGCAGAACCGCTTGCCAGCGCTGATTGCGAGTCACTGGAAAGACCCCACATGAGCAGCATTCGTGAAACCGCTTTGCAAGCTCTGTTTACCCTGTTGCAGGGTGTAGCGGGCGTGACCGTGAAACGGGGCGAAATCCTGCCCGTTAAAATCCCCGATAGTGGCCTGATCATTCTGTTTGACGGCGAAGTGACTGTGGCGGAAACATTGCTCTCACCGCTCCGTTACCTGATTCAGCACCGCGCCGAAGTGCAGGTGGCGGTACAGAAACCATCGAGCAGTGCGAGAAATGCTCTCCTTGATGGGATTTTAACGGCAATCGCTGGTGCACTCACCGCCAACCCAACCCTTTCGGGCACCGTCGATGTCACTGTGCTGGAAGCGCCGCAAGTGACCGACGAACCCATCGAAGGGGCCGCTGGCCTGAAAATCGCCAGCATTCCCGTGCTGCTGGAATACATCGCAAACACCCCCATTTCGTAAGGAGAACACCCCATGGCCCGTGCTTACGGCTGGAACGCCCAACTTTTGCTTGCTTTTGAATCCACATATGGGACGCCGCCCGTGTCCGGTTTTAAAAAAATGCCCTTTGTCAGTCGGGATATCAGTGCGCAGCAGGGGCTGATTGCCAGCAACGTCATTGGTTTGGGGCGTGATCCGACCCAGCCATATCAGGACGCCATTAATGTAGACGGCGATATTGTGGTGCCCGTGGATCTGCGCAATATCGGCCAGTGGCTGAAGGCGCTTCTCGGTTCCCCCACCACAACAGGCAGCGCCGCGCCGTACAACCATGCCTTCAAATCAGGGGCCACCAGCCTGCCCAGCCTGTCTTTAGAAACGGGACTGCCGCAAATTCCCGCTTTTTTCATGGTGGCCGGCGTGCGTGTCAATTCCATGGCGTTCAATTTTACCCGCTCGGGCGAGGCCACCGCCACCATCAACTGCATCGGTCAGGGCGAAACGCGGAATGCGACCACCCAAGGCGGCACGCCAACCCAAGCCAATTACACGCGGTTCTCGCAATTTCAAGGGGCCATCAAACAAGGCGGCAGTGCGTTGGCCAATGTCACCAGCGCATCTGTCACGTACAGCAACAACCTCGAGAAGATCGAAACCATCCGCAGCGACGGCAAGCTGGACGGCGTTGATTCCGGCATTGCCGCGCTCACGGGGTCAGTGGCGGTGCGCTACGCCGATAATACACTCATTGACCTCGCCAGCGCGGGCACGGCGGTGGATCTGGAGTTTTCCTACACGATCGATGCCAACAACAAGCTGGTCATCCTGTGCCACGAGGTGTATTTGCCCAAACCCAAGATTGGCATTCAAGGCCCAGGCGGGGTTGAGGCATCCTACGATTTCCAAGGGGCCAGAAACACGGCGGCCAACGCCATGGTGACCGTTACCTTGGTGAATGATGTGGCGTCTTATTGATTCATCTTTTACATTAAAAAACAGGAAAAAACCTATGTTATCGTTAAAAATCCCCACCGAGCCCTATTGGATTGATTTAAAGCTGGGTGTGCGTGTGCAGGTGCGCCCGTTCACCAGCGCGGTGTTTTATGCGGCCCAATCGGTGGCGCGGCAGAAGCTGGGCGATACCCCTTCAGAAAATACCGCCCTAGAGGAAGGCCGCCGCATCGCTGCCTTCACCACGGCGCTGGCGAAAGTGGGCATTCTGGCCTGGGAGGGGGTGCTGCTGCCCGATTCCGAAGAATCCGCCCCCGTCAATAACCAGACCGTGGCCGATTTGATGAGTTTCTGGACCCTGGCTGATGAGTTCCGCACGCAGTATACGGGATTGAAGGAGTTGTTAGACGCCGAAAAAAAGCCCTTTTTGAGCGCTGCCAATGGCATTTCGGCGGCGGCGCCCGTTACTGCGCCGGATGCGTGCAGCAGCGACTCCCCTGTGCAAGTGAGCTAACCAAGGATTGCCCTTACCAGCGCTACGAACCGCAGACGCTGCAAGGCTGGCAGGCGTGGGATACAGGGGTCAGGTTACAGGTGACGGGTGACAGGTCACTGAGTGTGGCCTTGAATCTTGCGGAAGCCCTCGGCTACGACCTGCCCATTCTCGCAGAACTGTTACCCTTTGTTCTCGCCAACTTTCATCCCGCTGACCCGTCACCTGTCACCTGATTCCTGTCACCTGCCATGGCCACCCGTAACCTCTCCATCCGTCTTGCCACCGAAAACGGCAAAGTCGTCGCGCGGGAGCTGCAGGATATTGGCCGCGCGGGGGAACAGGCATTAAAACGCATTGAGCAGGCCGGTGTGCCGGCCTCGAACCAGTTGCAGGCCCTCAGTTCCGTTGTGGGCGGATTAAAGCGGGCTTTTGCTGTAGCCGGAACGCTGGCGGCAGGGAATCAGATTTTTGACAGTATCAACCGCGCCGTCATAAAAACGGCAGAGTTGGGCGATTTGGCCCAAAGCATCGGCATTAATGTCGAGCGGTTGCAGGAATTGCGCTACGCCGCCGAACAAAGCGGGGCATCGGCAGAATTGCTGGATGATGGCATCCGCAAACTCAACCAGCGCCTTGGTGATGTGGCAACCGATGGCACTGGCGCGGCGGCAGGTGCGTTTGAACGATTACAGATTGCGGCCCTGAATACTGATGGCACCATCCGCAATGCGGGTGATGTGTTGGATGAGTTCGTGCGTAAACTCGAAAGTGTTGGCAGTGAGGCTGAAAAGGCAGCACTGGCCTCGGATCTCTTCGGCAAGCAGGCAGGGCCGCGTCTGGTGCAGCTTCTCTCCGAAGGCGAGGCCGGCATTGCCAGCCTTTCCAAGGAAGCCCGTGCGTTCGGCCTTGTGATGGGCGAGGATCTGGTCAAACAAACCCAAGCTCTGGAAGACGAATGGAATCGTTTCACCCAGCAGGTGGATACCACCTACAAAACGGTTATTTTACGCACGGTCAATGGTCTGCGGGGCCTGTTCAGCGATCCCTCGCTGGATGAGCAGTTTCGGGATTTAACCGCACGATTGCAACGGGCAACGGCGGATTTGAATGCCTCACAGCAACTGAATAACGATAGCGATGGTCTGCTGGGTGGCCGCCGCATCGTCCAAGCACGCGAAGAGGTGAACCGCATCAAGGCGGAACTGGATGGTGTACAGCGGCAGATCCTCGAAAACGCCGCCACCGAAATCGCCAAACAGCGCAAAAAAGAGGAAGCGCAAAAGGCCTACGAAGCCGCCCGTAAACAACAGGATACAGGCGAAGTCATCGATACCTTGCAACGGGAACAGCAGCAGATTGAACAATTAAACGCGGCCATGATCCAAGGTGCAGACGCCGTGGCGCGGGTGAAGGGTGAACAAGCTGCCGAAACACAGATCCGTAAATTAGGAATCGATGCCAAAAGCGCGGAGGCCCAGAAAATCCGAGAACTGGCCGTGGCCAATGCCGCGTTGGAACAGGCGGGTAGAGAACAGGCCGAAGCCCAAAAAAGCACCGTGGATGCCCGTGCCAGCGTCATCCGTTCCTTGGAAGACGAACGGCAGGCGTTGCAGCTCAACGAACGCCAGCAGTTTGTTTTAACGGCGGAACGCCGGCTTTCCAGCGAAGCCACGGCCGCGCAGCGCGAACGGGTGCGCGAACTGGCGGGGGCTCTGTACGATGAAAAAACTGCGCTGGAGGCCATCAAAAAGGCGCAGGAAGATTACGCCAAGAATCAGGAGGTGCTGGCACGGTTAGAGGCCGATCGTTCTGGTGTCGGCAAATCGGATAAGGAAAAATTCACGGATCAGGCCATTGAAAGACTCTCCCCGGATGCCACCGATGATCAAAAAGCCAAAGCCCAGGAACTGGCGGCGAAACTTTACGAAGAACAGCAAACCGCCGATGCCGCCCGGCAGGTGTTCGAAGCCACCCGCAACGATGCGGAAAAATACGGCGCTGAAATCGCCAAACTGAACGATTTACTCGCCAAGGGTGCCATTGACCAAGACACCTACAACCGCGCTGTCGCACAGGCAAGCGAGACTTTCCACCAGGCCGAAGAAGGCAGCAACGATTTTGCCACAGGGGCAAAACGGGCCTTGGAAGACTATGCCAAATCCGCTACCGACGTGGCAGGGCAAGTGCAGGACGCCATGAGCCGCAGCCTGCAAGGGCTGGAGGATTCGCTGGTAGATTTCGTCACCACGGGAAAACTCAACTTTCAAGACCTTGCGGGCAGCATTCTGCGGGATCTGGCACGCATCGCCGTTCGCCAAGCCATCACCGCACCGCTGGCCCAGGGACTTTTGGGGGCGGGCATCTTTCACGAAGGTGGAACCGTTGGCGCGGGTGCGCCGTCCCGTAACGTATCCCCTATGCTCTTTGCCACGGCACCCCGTTACCACAGCGGCGGCATTGCGGGGCTGATGCCCGATGAAGTGCCTGCTATTCTGCAGCGCGGTGAGATTGTCATCCCCCGTGAACAAGCCGGGAAAATGGGCGGCTCCAGCAGTCCCGTCATTAACATGACCATCGTCACCCGCGACGCCGAATCTTTTCGCCAGAGTCGCGGGCAGATTATGGGGGATCTGGCGGTATCCTTGGCGCGGCATAAGGGGAGGAATACATGAGCGGCTTTCATGAGGTGCGCTTCCCCGATGCCATTGCGTATGGCGCAACGGGTGGCCCCGAATACCTCACCGACATTGTCATCCTGCAATCGGGGTTCGAGCAGCGCAATCAAAGCTGGGACACTGCTCGTGCGCGGTATGATGTTTCCACGGGTATCAAAAATCGCACCCAAGCGGCGGAGGTCATCAGCTTTTTCCGTGCTCGCAAGGGGCGTGCCTACGGCTTTCGCTTTAAGGACTGGAGTGATTATCGCGTCATAGGACAGCTGATTGGCGCGGGCAACGGCACGCAAACCACTTTTCAACTCACAAAAACCTACACCAGCGGCGGTGAAAATGAAACCCGACCCCTCAAAAAGCCTGTCTCTGGCACGGTGAAACTCTACAAAGACAGCGTGTTGCAATCATCGGGTGTTGCCGTGGATCACACGACAGGCACGGTGACCTTTGCCGTCGCCCCCGCTGCCGGCGTGCTGATCACGGCGGATGCTGAGTTTGACGTGCCCGTGCGTTTTGATACCGATCGCCTCGCTATCCGCATCCAGTCCCACGAACTATTCGTCTGGGATCAGATCCCCCTTATTGAGATTCGCCTATGATCCCCGCCTCCACCACCCTGAAAACCCACCTTGCCAGCGAGGTCACCACCCTTGCGCTATGCTGGAAGGTTATGCGCAAAGACGGTGTGACGTCGGGCTTTACGTCGTTCAGCCGCGATCTGGTGGTGGACAGTGTGACCTACAAAGCCTCAACCGGCTTCACGCCCACCGCCATTGAAACCAGCGCGGGGTTGGCGGTGGATCAGCTGGAGGTCGAAGCCATCCTCAATGACGCCAGCATCACCGAGGCGGATTTACAGGCGGGCAAGTATGATTACGCTGCCATTGAGGTGTTTTTGGTCAATTACCAAGACCTTACCCAAGGAAAACTGGTGTTGCGCGTGGGCACGCTGGGGGAAGTCACGGTGCGCAAGGGCGTGTTTGTTGCCGAAATTCGCGGACTGGGTCAGGCGTTCCAGCGGCAGATTGGCGAACTCTATTCCCCCACCTGCCGTGTGAAACGTTTGGGCGATACGCGGTGCAAGATCGACCTTGCGCCGTATACGCACACGCTTACCGTCTCTGCTGTCACCGATCAGCGCACCTTTGCCCATGCCGCCAGCCTGAAGCCCGACGGCTACTTCCAGATGGGGCTGGTGGAATGGCTAACGGGTGCCAATGCGGGGCTTGAGATTGAAGTCAAAACCTACAGCAGTGGCGTGTTCACGCTGGTGCAGCCGATGCCCTATACCATCGCCGTTGGCAATACCTTCAAAGCCATTCGCGGCTGTGATCGTACATTTGAAACTTGCCGCACGGTGTTTGACAACGTGCTCAACTTTCGCGGTGAACCGCATTTGCCTGGCATCGATCAAATTCTGAAACTGCCATGAACCGCGTCGATATTGTGATTGAGGCCCGTTCATGGCTCGGCACGCCCTACCACCACCAAGCCGCCCTGAAAGGCGTGGGCTGTGACTGTATCGGCCTGCTGCGCGGGGTATATGAGACGTTTCTCACACCGCTGAACCTGGACATCAACTATTCGCCGCACTGGCACTTTCACCGCGCTGAAGAGGTGCTCTATGCACACGCCTGCCAGTATGCGGAAGAAATCCCGCTGGAATCGGCATACATCGGCGATGTGCTGCTGTTCGGCTTCGGCACGGGGCCAGCGGCGCACGCCGGCATCATCGCCAGCGCGGACACCATTATTCATGCCTACGCTGAAATTGGTAAGGTGGCGGAAACACGGCTTTCTGACAAATGGCTGGCCCGCCGCCGTTTTGCCTTTCGCTTCCCTGGGCTGGAGAACTGAAATGCTTCCCGTCACCTGTAACCTGTTCCCTGTCACCTGATTATGGCTCAGCTTGCTCTTGCTGGAGCTGGGGCACTGGTCGGCAGTGCTTTTGGGGCACCGTACCTGGGCTTTGCGCTGGGTTCTCTGCTGGGCGGTGTTCTGTTTCCGCAGGACGGCCCGCCGGATCAGATTCAGGAAGGACCACGCCTACATGACCTGAAAGTGCAATCCTCCGCCCACGGTACGATGCTGCCGCTGGTGTACGGCACGGTGCGGATTGCCGGCAACGTCATCTGGGCGGCAGACCTCGAAGAACAGGTGGTCACGGAAACCAACTCCGGCAACGGCGGTAAAGGCGGCGGCGGATCGGTGACCAGTACCACCCGCACCTATATCTATTTCGCCAGCTTTGCCGTGGGACTGTGCGCGGGACCGATTGCCTCTGTGAATCGGGTATGGGCGAATGGCAAATTGGTGCATGATAGCACCAGCAGCTTGCTGGATATGGCTGTTTACCTTGGAAACGAGACGCAAGCCCCCGATGAGCGCATCGAAAGTGCGCTGGGCGTGGGTTTTGTGCCCGCCTATCGCGGCATGGCGTATGCCGTCATCAACCGCCTGAACCTCACCGATTATGGCAACCAGATTCCGAATTTGCACTTCGAGGTGACGGCGTAATGGCGATGTTGGTGCTGGGAGCGGCTGGTGCCGGCATGGGGTCGGGCTTCGCCATGGCGGGGCTTGGTTTAGGCATTGCTGCCGCCATGGGCGCGTTCAGCGCAGCAGGCAGCCTGCTCAACGCCGATGCCTACCAGGTGGGACCGCGCCTTGAAGATTTGAAAGCTCAATCCTCAGCGCACGGGGCAATGATTCCGCTGGTGTACGGCATCACTCGCGTGGCGGGGAATGTGATCTGGTCAACCGACATCACCGCCACATCGGAAAACGTGCTGGTGGGCACCACGGTGATTGAGAGCGGCAAGAGCGGGCGAACCCAACCTGTCTACCAAACGCGGGAATTTTATGTGGCCAGTTTCGCTGTATCCCTCGCCAATACGCCGCCGCTGGAAGAGGAAGGCAGTGCACGGGAGAGCTTTGAAGATGAGGACGAACTCACCTTTAAACGCCGCCAAGGGATTTCGGCGGTGCGGCGCATCTGGATGAACCGCAACCTTGTCTATGATTTTCGCGCCAACAATCGCGGTGTGAATGGGCGAGATTTGAATGTTGAGATTTATCTGGGCGGCGAAGAGCAAGCCCCCGATGAATTGATCGAAAGCCTTGAAGGCATAGGCTTAACGCCCGCCTACCGTGACCATGCCTATCTGCGGTTCGATACGATTGACCTTTCGCGTTATGGCAACCGTCTGCCCAACGTGGAAGCGGAAGTCATCGACACCCTGGGGCGGGTATTCACTGAAGAAGGCCCGCATGGCCTCGCCGAAGGGCTGGACGGCGATATTTATGTGGTGAACCGCCTGCAACGCACCGTCACGCGGATTGACGGCACAACGTTTCAGGTTAAGGCGACGATTGGCCGCAGTAGTGCGGATTACTCGGGGAATCTGGACGCACAACCCGTGCGGGCGGCTGTTAGCACTGTGGACGGCCACCTGTGGGTCACCTGCCATGCCAATAACACTGTGCAGCGGATTAATCCTGCGACAAACGCCATTATCGCAACCATTAACACTGGGATTTACCCGTGGGGCGTCAAAGTCGCTGCCGATGGCTTTGTCTGGATCACCTGTCCGTGGGCGGATTTGGTGCAGAAGATTAATCCGGCCACGGGCAGCGTTGTTTCCAGCTATACGGTGGCCGAATGCCCCACCGAACTGGCCTTTGGCCTTGATGGCGATCTGTGGGTAACCACCAATGAGGGCGTGGTGCGCCTGAACCCAAGCACGGGAGCGGTTAAAGCCACAATTCCCTTGGGCTTTTTCCCCTGGGGCATCGCTGTTAACCCCGTCAATGGCTTTATCTGGGTGGTGGTGAACGGGCAGGATATTTTGCAAGTCATCAATCCTGCAACCAACGCCATCACCAAAACGCTGAACCACGGCACCAACGCCATGGATGTCAGCATTCACCCGCTTGATCCCTACGGCATCGTTTGGTCAACCAGCTACGGCGGCAACCGCGTGCGCAGTTATTCCCCAAAGGAAGGCTTTGCCAAGGACGGCGGTTATCTGTCGCTGATTCAATACGGAACGGTGGCGTTTCCGGGGCAAGTGCTGGCGCTGCGGGATGGGCGGTTCGTGGTGACGCAAACGAAATATGATTTTGTGTTGATTGGCGAAGGCTACTGATGTTAAATTTCATCGAAACCAGCGGCGCGTTGACAGCGGGGCAATTGACCAGCAGCAATGTCGGGCTGTCTTTCCACAACGTCCAGCGCAAACGCCTGGAAAAGTACGGAAAACAGTACATTTCCACCGACCACCAGCCGGTGCAAAACCTGCTCTCCGAAGGGCAAGCCGATACCAGCAGTAGCGCTGTAAAACAAAGTCGTCGGGGTTTTCAGGATACCCGCCGCCTGTTGGTCATCAGCCAGTGGTATCGGTATTCGCTGGATACCGCCGCCCGCGATAAAATCCGCCGTGTACTGCTCGATTGGACAAGCCTGAACATCCCCGATGGAAATCCCATCAACGAGACGCACTTTGAGGGGTTTTTGAAGGCAATTCGTCTGCATCGGGATTTATTCAGCACATCCGAAAATGCCATCCTGAACGCCTGGCTGACCAAGGTGCGGAACGCTGCTGAAGGATTCACCTTCCCCGGCCGCGCCACCCGCTACGGCAACTGGTACACGCATCACCTCAAAAAGTTGCTGTTGTGCTATTACGCCCAGGAAGACACTGCCGCTTTCAACGCCTTGTTGCCAACTATTGATGCCCACGCGCTGGTGAATTTTCCCTACGGCAATGCCGCCGTCATCGTGCCTGCGTCTGGTGTGCCGTTTAATCAGTCTATCCACGATATCCCAAGGGCGGCCACGCACCCCGGCGAGAGCATCGATTATATCCGCCGTGATTCGCTGCATTACCATGTTTATGACGTGGAACCGTGGCTGGAAATCGCCATCCTCACCGGCAACCGCTACGAGGCGCTGATGGATAACGCTTGGGCGTTTTTGAAAGACAAGCTGTTCTCATCTACCAAACATTACGAATTTGCCGCCTCCACCGACCCTTTCGATGCGGAACGCTGGCTCGCCAGCCGCCCTGAATATCTCGCGCCCAATGCGATGTTCATCCCCGGTCATGCCTCGCGGGTGATCCTCGCCTACAGCCATTTCAAACGACTTCTAAATTCCGCTTACCAGCCCGAAAGCCGCATGATTACGATTGCCAGCCGCTCTGAACGGCTCACTACGGACTGGTATTACTGGTTTCGCTTGTTTTTAGGGTACGCTTGAACCATGGCTCTGCTGCAGGAAGTCTTAGCCAATCTCTGCCAGAAGGCGGGGCTTTCCCTGTCGCAGGTGGATTTATCGCTGGTAACGGGCACGGTGGAAGGGTTTGTGGTCAGCAACCGCGCCAGCGTGCGTTCGTCACTGGAACACCTGCAACGGGCATTCTTCCTCGATATTGTCGAGAGCAGCGGCAAAATCCGCTTTGTACCGCGTGGGCAGGCGGTGGCCGCAACCATCCCCATTGTTGATCTTATTCCCCAAGGCGACGGCAACAGCCGTGAGTTGCTCACCATCACGCGCCGGCAGGAAAGCGAGCTGTCGCAGACACTCAACGTGAATTACCTCAGCAAGGGCGCGGATTACCAGCAGGGCACGCAGTTGGCGCAGCGGCAGGTGAATCAGGCGGAAAATGCCAGCAACGTCACCGTACCCATCGTCATGACCGCCGATTATGCCCGCAAAGTGGCGGACGTTCTGCTGTACACCGAATGGACGGAGCGCACCTCCTACCGTCTCGCGCTTCCCGTCAAATACGCCTGCCTAGAACCAGGTGATGTGATTGATATTGTGACGGCATCATCTACGCACCGCATCCGCCTGCAGAAAACCGCGCTATCCGGCCAGCAATTGCGCTGTGAGGGGTTTGCTGAGGATGGCAGCGTCTATAATCAAAGCAACCCCGGTGGCGGCGATACCATCCCCGTGCAGGTGGTGCCAAACGTGGGCGATACGGCGCTGTTCCTGCTCGACATCCCACTTTTACAGGATGCCGACGACAACGCGGGTTTTTATCTGGTGGTGGACAGGCAGGAAAGCAGCAGCTGGCGCGGTGCCACGGTGTATCGTTCAAGCAACACCACCGATTATGGCTTTCTGGCGAGCAGCCCCGTTGCTGCCATTACCGGCAAAGCCACAACCGTGTTGGCGGCGGGACGCACCACACTGTGGGATTATCAAAACACCGTGACAGTGGTATTGAGCCGCACGGGCACGCTGCTGTCCGCCCCCGCCCTTGATGTGTTGAATGGCGCGAATGCTGGTCTGTTGGGCAATGAAATTATCCAGTGGCAGACAGCGGAACTCATCGCGCCAAAAACCTACCGCCTCTCAAAACTACTACGCGGACGGCGCGGCACGGAAGCTGCCGTTGGCACCCATGCCCTCAATGAACGCTTTGTGGTGCTCTCCAGCGGCACGGTGCAGCGCATTCCTGATGGCTTGGATCTGATTGGCGCGATGCGTTCCTACAAAGCCATCTCAGCCGGACGGGACATCACCTCTGCTACAGCAGCCAGCTTCAGCAACACGGCCAAGGGCTTGAAACCACTATCACCAGTACACCTGAAAGGTAGTCGCAACGGCGCGGGTGACCTCACCCTTACATGGAAACGCCGCACCCGCATCGGCGGCGGCTGGCGCGATAATGCCGAGGTGCCGCTGGGTGAAACCAACGAAGCCTACGAGATCGAGATTCTGAACGGTGCGGCGGTGGTACGCACGGTTGCCGCCGCCAGCCCCACCATGATTTACACCGCCGCCCAGCAAACCGCTGATTTTGGCAGCGTACAGGCGGTGGTGGCCGTGCGCGTGTATCAACTGTCCGCCACCGTTGGGCGCGGCGCCCCTTTGGAGAAAACGATATGAGCACCCCACGTTTTGCCTTGCCCTACATTCAAGCCAGCCAGGCGCAAAAAGAAGTCACCCACAACGAAGCGCTGCTGATGGTGGATGCGCTGGTGAGCTTATCGCTGGAAGATCGGCATCTCAGTGCACCACCCGTCAGCCCGCAAAATGGGCAAGTGTGGTTCATTAACGGGGCTGGATCAGGGGCTTGGAGCGGGCAATCCAACAAACTCGCCCATTATGATAGCGGCCAGTGGTATTTTTACGTCATTCCCGATGGCCTCAGGGCATGGATCAAGGATGAGGCGGGGTATTTTGTCTATAGTGGCAGCTCATGGTCACCGTTTGTTGGCAGCGGGCAGTTTATCACGGTGGCCAGCGTTTCCGCCAATTACGGCGTGCAAGCCAGCGACAGAGGAAAATTACTCTCCGTCAACGCCAACGCGGCTGCGCTGGAAATCCGTCTACCCAACGCCACCACCATCGGCAACGGCTTTCCTGTCACCGTCAAAAAAACCGACAGCAGCGCAAATGCCGTGACACTGCGGGCAGCGCAAAACCTGCTCACCCAAAGCCAGCAACTCGACAACGCCGCCTGGACGAAGACCCGCGTTACCGTCACCGCCAACACTACCACCGCGCCCGATGGGACCACCACCGCCGACCGTGTGCTGGAAACCGTGGACAACGGCGTGCACGAGATCAAGCAGGCCTACAGCAAGCCTGCGGGCGTGAGCATCCTCACCGCCGCCGTGCGCCTCAAAGCCGATGGACGGAGTGAAGCCTACCTGATGCTGGATGACGGCACGGCCACCAATAGGGCGCAGATTCGGGCAAACCTTTCCACCGGCGCGGTGCCATTCACCGACAACACCGGCACCTACACGCTGTTATCGAATAGTGTCACCAACCTTGGCAGCGGCTGGTATCTGCTGCGTATCACAATCAGTGTGCCAACCAGCGCGGGCAGCGTGACGCAAACCGTGCGCCTCTATAACGCTGGCACGTCCTACGTTGGCGACACCGCCCTTGGCGTGCAGGCATGGGGCATGCAGCTGCAAGAAGGCAGCCTGCTGGGCGAATACATGGAAACCACCACCGCTGCGCTCACACAAACCATTGATGGTGCCAACGGACAAACCCTCGCCACCCAGAACCAAGCCGTGCAGGTCGTATCAGACGGCACAAACTGGCTGATCGCCGCCAAAGCCTAACAAACCAACCACTGGAGAACATATGAACGCGGACATTTCCAACGAATCCGAACATCTGCCCATTCACGTCGCCAAGTGCGAGGAACGGTACAAGATGCTGGAAATGCGACTCTCGCGCCTTGAACGCGCCCTCTATTGGATTGCCGCTGTGCTGATGACAGGCATGGCGACCATCATTTTCAAATTGTTTTTATTGGTACAGGAGATTGGCTAATGTTGACGTTACTCGGATCTTTACTGGGGTTTCTGGGCAGTGCTTTTCCCCAAATCCTAAAACTCTTTCAAGAGGCCCATGATCGCCGCCATGAGCTGGCCATTCTTAATTTACAGATAGAACAACAACGACAGGGACATCAGCAGCGTTTAGAAGAAATCCAAAGGGATGGGGATATCAAACAATCGTTGGCCCTCTACCAGCA